AGGCGACACCACTGGTGGATTGATCTGATTGTTGATTTGAGTCTGCACTGCTGTTTCAACAGAGGCTTGGTCAACACCAGAAGACCAGCACCAGTTCAACACATCTTGCTGTGTGAGTTGGTTGTAGGGCACAAACGCACCACCTGTGTAGGTGAAAGAGCAAGTAGAGTAGACATTACCTGTGTAGGTTGTGCCATTCTGCTCTTGTGTGCCTGTGCATGACCAGTGTGCGGTCACAACAACATTGGTTTGTCCTTCTGCTTGGGGGAGGCAGTCGAGTTGAGAGATTGTCCAGACGATAGTAGTCATGATTTTTCCTTTTAGATGCCTGCGGTTGCAAGGCGTTTACGTAATGATTGAATTTCAGCAACAAGGTCAGCAATGACTTCAGATGTGCTGGCTTGCATTTGCTGGTAGACGGGCTTGCCTTCCGCATCCACAGCGTCTTTTGCTCCAGTCACGCTTGATGCATACACCTCTTGAAATTGGTGCGCCAAGAAGCCGCGAGTGCGTGAGCCATCAACCTTCCATGTGTACTCAACAGGCTGCAAGGCATCAATGCGCTGACCTGCATTTGCCACAGGGCCAATGACCGTTTTTAAGCGGTAATCAGATGTGACGTTGTAGGTTACAGTTAAAGTAGACTGCGAGATAGACCCTGACGTACCAGCAGTGCTATTTTGAAACAAAATTGGGCCACCATTGTATGTTTCTGAAGTGGGTTTAAAAATTAAACCACCTTGAGTAACGTTATCGTACACAATAGCAACTCTGCTGCCTAAATTAGTGGTAGTCCCCACCAGCAATCGACCGCTGGAGTCGATACGCATGCTTTCGGTGTTGTTGGTTATAAATGTAATGGGTACAGCCGCCGTGGTTTGCACGTTAACTTGCACACTGGCCTGCAAGGCCATTTGATTGGTCTGCGAAAGACCTGTGTAGCCGTAGACAACATCACCTTGTTTATATGAAACAAGCGAGTTTGTACTTGTGTTGGCGCTGTTGACGGTTAATTTTTGATCTGGCGAACTTGTCCCAATACCTACGTTAGTGCCATTAAATACAAACGCAGAACCAGTAGTAAGTACCTTGGAGCCGTTTAGGTACGCTACTCCGTTGGCTGTGCCTCCAGATAGTGTGACGTTGCCAGATACAGTCGTGTCTGTAATGGTCACGCTACCACTGCTGATAGTGACGTTTGTCAGCGTCAGGTTGCCAATACTGGTGGTAGTGTTTCCCAGGTAAACAGCAGTATTGCCTAGCGTGATTGCGGTAGCAAAGTTACTGTCCAGTTGGGACAGCGGGATGGCAGCGGTTGCAGTGCCAAAGGTATAGGGAACAGCCATGTTAGAACCTCACTCGTAATTCATGTTCAAATTCAAATGTGTTGTACACAAATGCGGGGTCTGATGATGTCATTGTCAGACCTAAATACTTGCCGTATTGCTGTGCGTCTGACTTGTACAGAGCATATCCGGAAGCCGTCAACCAGCCAATAGTTGCGCTGGAATTATTTAACCAGGTCAGTGTAGAGCCGTAGTTATTCACCCACGTGACAGTGTTGTTTAACGTGTAAGCAGGGCTAGAGCCAGACTCACTGTCTACCGTCACCGTCAACACCGCACCTTGCGTCAGCGTGGCCTCAATACCAAACTTCAGGGCTTGCTTAGTACGGATGGGGTCACCCATAGGCATCAAAGCCGTTCTGATGGTGCTGTTGATGGACGCTGTAGTGCTGGAATACATCTTGTAGAGGGCAGTTCCAGTAACGCCATACATCGTAATCAAACCACCAACAGGCACAGAAGTCATGTAAGTGATGTTTCCCTGGCTGGTAACAAACCATTTCTTGTCAAAGAAGATGCACTGTATCTGTCTGGGGCTGGATAACGGGTCGTTGTAGGTGAACGAGAACGCAGCGCACAAAATGCTGTTGAGCAAAACTTGTCCACCCGTCACAGGCTTGGTGAAATCTATGTACGGAAAGATTCCGTCAAGCTGGTCAGATATTTTGCTGGTGGTAGATCCAACAAGAGCGTACATACCGTAGTCGTTCATAAACAGCACAGAACGAAAGTACGGAAATATGGCAAAAGAGCGTTTTGAACCCACGCTGGCGCTTACGTTGGTGTTGGTAAATAGGGTTAACCCTGCACTAGACACCCGTAAATCTGAGAATACGTTGATGCTGTCATCGCCGTAGATGTACAAAAAGTTGTTGGCAGACAGCAAGGCTTGAATGTTGCCGTGCAGAGTAGAGTCAGTGATGGTGAAAGACCCTGCTGAAACGCTTGTAAAGTCGCTGTAAGACCCTGCGGCGCTGTAGTAGACAGTACGCCCTGCCGCAACCCAAACACGGCCTGAAAACGTGGCTACATCTACGATGGTGTCGCTGTTGAGTACCACCGTGCCGGTTGCACCTGAACCGCTACCTGCTGAAAAGCTCACAGTAGGGGCAGATGTGTAGCCGCTACCAGGGTTGGTCATAATGACTTGCGTGACAGCGCCACCGCTGACGATGGCAGTCCCTGCTGCGCCAGAACCACCTGTTCCACCAGAAAAACTTACGGCAAATGAACCACTTGCACCGTATCCTGTGCCTCCGTTAGTCACCAAAACCGACAGTGTGCCGGTTGTAAAGGTGCTGTATTGAGCAACAGCAGTGGCTGTTGTTCCACTTGGAGGGGCTGAAAAAGTTACTGTGGGCTGAGATGTATAGCCTGTACCCGCATTTGTAAGAGTGACACTGTTGACTTGACCTGTTGTCAATACCGCCGTAGCTGCTGCTGCACCAGAAGAAAAAGTGACGCTTGGTGGAGAGGTGTAACCAGAGCCAGGAACAAAAATAGAAATGGAAACAACAGCCCCACCACTGATTGTTGCGTATGCCTGTGCTTGTGTACCCCCAGATACGTTAGGTGCGCCAATAATCACGCCTGGCACAGCGGTATATCCGGTTCCACCAGCCGTCACGTTAATGCTAGCAAGGCCACCAGCACCGGTTGTGATGGTGCAAACAGCCGTAGCTTGTACGCCGTTGGCATCATTGGGGGCGCTGATAGTCACGCTAGGGGCTGACAAATACCCTGTACCTGGGTTTGTAATGCCTACAGAGCCTACAGAGCCAATACGAATGACGTTTGTGCCGTCCCACGATGACAAGCCTTTATTAGGGTCACCAATAATAATGCGTTCGTTTTTAAACTGAGCAGTAGTTACTCCAGTGTTAGAAAACGTCCCCGCAACAGCCACGTTGCCTTTGGTGGCGCTGTCAATCTTAAAATATTCAGCCCGTCCATTGTCTTCAAACGCCAGAATGTAATCGCTCAACCCCAAGTTGGAGGAGGTGAGGTAGGTGACAGTGTTAGCAAAAGAGACAGCAGTGTTGCCGGAGTCCTTGACAGTGGTCTGGGCAGGGGTAATTTTGATGTTGCCAGAGCCTATCGGCATGGCATTTTCAATCCACGCAAACTCTTCTGTGTCGATAGCCGTGCGGTTGGCCTTGGTATTTAATCCCTTGAAGGCTTTGACAACAGCGTATGATTTTTTCTGTTCTGCTGTTGCCATGATTAAAAGGAAGAGTAGGGGTCAGGAATGCGGCGTGTATAGACTGAGTTAAGAACAGCCTGGACATGCTTGGCGTATTCTTGTTTGTAAATTTCTGCTTCACCGTAGCTCTGCTCTTTGTACTTGGCTTTGTAAGCGGCGTAGAAAGCAACAGGGGTAGTGTAGGGGTCAACAATGCTGTCCACCACACTCGGGTTGGTGAGTGACAAAGCTGTGGGCAGGATAACTGTATCCACCTCAATAGGATAGGATTGATCTGGCACAGGCGCAATGTACAACTGTCCTTGACCGTATGTGCTGAAGCAAATAGGACGGCCTACGTAGTTTTGCCAATAGCGAAGTTGAGAGTTGAACTGGCTCCACGGCAAATAACGCAAGGGAATGCGGCTGTTTCCCCAATACAGGGTGACGTTCAGAACATCCAGCGTTTGAATGCCGTTAGGCAAAGCAGCCAGGCTGATAATTTCAGCAGGGCTTGAGTATTGCAGGGTGGCTGTGCCGTTGGTAAACGTGCCAGAAGGAGGAAATGCGTTACCAGAAGAAGGGTAAGGCGCAGAGTCTGTTGCAAGGGTTCCACCAGTTATGACCTGGTAGATAAACACGTTTGAGAAAACAAACTGTCCAGCAGTAACAACCAAACCGTTAGACCACGGTATTGCCACAACTCCTGTGTTGGAAATGGGCGTTGATGTTACTTGTAAAGTGCGGAGGCAACCAGTATCTCTTACTACTCGTTCACGGGCTTCGTTGATGTAGTCCGTTAACTCCGAGGTAGACCAGAAGACAGCGTTTGCGTCATGCAAGAGTCGCTGTACTTCCGTAAGGTAGGAAGAGAGTGTTGCCATTTGGCGTCCATGTTAAGCGGCCCTTTGGGTGGACTTTCGCTCTGGGGATTTTTCAATCCGCAGAGCTACTACGCCAACCGCCGAGGGTAACGAACGGTTTTTTTCGGGAGGCTGTTCAGAGATTTCAAACTCTGCCAACTTCTCAAATCCTTTGTCGATTTCTGCAAAACTCCGCGCCCAACCCAAGCGAGTCAGATGCGGAATCTTGTCTGATGCCATGTAACCAAAGATGTGCCTTGCGGCTTCTAACGGAATTTCAACCGTTACATCTTTAGGGAAGTCGTAAAACGTGCCAACATATCCATCACGGAGTTTGGTATCGCCACGATTGGTTACATAGATAACTGAACTCATAGTGTTACAACGTCACCGTAAACCGTAATTTCAACAGAGTTGTTAGCTGCTGCTGCTGTTCCAACATACACATACAAAGCGCCACTATAAACCGTAGTCCCTGCCGCTGTTGACAGGGCTAAGTCTTGGAATTTAGTAGAACTTGTAACAGTAGTCAGAGCAGCAGCATTGGTCACTGCATTGCTTGTATTCCCATCATTGCTGGTAAGAATAGTCACGTTTGCGAGAGCAACACTGCCGCTTGCATTTGCAACGGTCACACGGCGAACGATGTAAGTTGAGCCAACTGTAGACAGCGTGGTAACAGCATTTCCAGTAGCGCCCATGTAAACAGGCTGTGCATTGGAAAGGGCAAAGTTGCCAAAACTATCAGGGTAACGTGCGCCTACATTATTCGCGTTCATGGTGTGCCCCTATCAAGAGTTGTAAGTACCGCTGGCGTTTTGACCGCCGTTGGTAGCGTACAACGTGATGGTAGGAGTACCAGACAAGACGTTTGCACGGAAGTTAACGCCGTCAGAAATAATCACACCGCTAGTGTTGTTAGCCAACGAAACCACCCATGTTGGAGAGGCAATGTTGTTAGAGGTGTTCATCTCAATCGTGACGTTAGCGGTAGCCAACATTTGATACCAGCCAGCCGGAATGGTAGCGGTAGCATTGCCCAAGGATTGCGTCTGGATGTACGCACCTGGGGTGTTGGTCGAGGCGTTAGCCAGTAAGATTTTGTTTGCTGCTAATGACATGATTTAACTCCTTACAGAGAGAGGTAGTTGTAACCCGTCACCTTGGACATTGCTTTTGGTTTGACGTTCACCAGTTCGGCAATCATCAAAACAGCACCAACGTAACCAATTTGCCAGTTAGGAAGTGTAGACTCAAAGCCAGTAAACACAAACGAACCTTGCTCATGGATGTAAAGCGACAGGTAGTTAGTGTTCAGGAAGTACACAGTACCTTCTGGGCAATACGGGTCAGGATAGATTGGAACACCAGCAACCATCAAAGCGCGGAAAGCAGCTTGAGGGCCGTTGCTGTCGGAATCAAAACCGGATCCTGGGGTGATGACATATTGTTCTTGACCAACAAAGTCTTGAGCCAACAATGTCCATGTACCAAAGCCGCAAACACCGAATGAAGGCATCTCTGCACCGTTTTTCACAGTACCGGAGATGTATTGCAAGATGTTTTGACGAGTTGGGTTGACACCACCAGCGGCATACTGTTTGGACTTCCACCATGTGTAGGTGCTACGGTTGATGTTACCGTAGGTAGCCAAGGTTGTGCCATCGTCAACAGCACCAGGCAAGCCGATGAATTGTTGAGTGTTGGTTGTGTTGTTGTACAAGGCAGTTGCCATTGCATCCATCATCACGTTGGTCGCATCGTTCATACGAGCTTCAATCAACGGGATAATGGCGGCATCTTGCTGAACTGCGCCTTCCATACCGAGGAACGGCACGGGAGAAATCATCAGTTTCAGGTCAAATTCAGCGTTGTAAGCACCTCGCTGGACTGACGGCTGAGCGAACGAGCCGCTGTAGTCAGACCATTGAGCGTTCACAAACTGTGCGCCTTGGACGGGAACGGTTACAGAAGAAACACCGCCGCTGGCTTGCTGACTGTTTGCAATCAGTGCTGCCATTAAAGGTGTTGAGTTATAAAGCTGGACAACCAGCTTGGGGATAAAAGCTCTACGAGTTACGTAGGTCAGTTCATTAAACTGAGATGACCCTGTAGCTGGTAGGATGCCGCCGCCAATAGCCATAAGGCCTCCTTACGAACGTGTAAAAAAGAGAATTTTCATTCTCGCCAATACCCTCTTACAACCCAATAGGACGTTGCGGTTTACGCAAGTCCCTGAGTGCATTCGCCGCTTCATCACGGGCAGCGCCAGCCGGATTCTTCCAATACTTGCCCAAGT